ATCTGATATGATTAGTGGAGAAGGTCTTTTAGGTGGTTCAGATAGCTTTAAAGCTAATATCTATAATGATGATGACTTAGAAACTATTGTAGCTAAGATTTCTATGGATTTAGCAATATATAATGCGTTTGCACTTAATGTAATTTGGTCCAGAGATGGTTCTAAGATTGCACAAATTAAGTTTGTAGATGTAAGTACCGTTAGATTTAGTAAAGAAGAAAATGGATTTTATGTTAGTAAAGACTGGGGAAATACTAGAAAAGAAATTAATAAACCAGTCTGGTGTGCTAAATTTAACGCTGATGATAAGATTAACAAATCTCAATTACTTTATGTACCAAAATATAGCCCATCTATGCAGTATTACTCTATACCTTCCTATGTTTCTGCAATTGGAGCTATAGAATTGGATAGAGAAATACAAAGATATAATCTACAAAATGCGAAGAACAACTTCTATCCTTCAATGAACGTACAAGTTAACAGTGGTATACCCTCAAAAGAGGAGAGACAAACATTTAAAAGACAACTTACACGTGAATTCAGTAGCACGGAAAACGCTGGAAAGATGATTGTAACCTTTTCATCAGATAAAGAACACGCTACAGAGTTCACACCAATCGAAATTAACGCTTCTACTGAACGATTTATTGAAATTGATGCTAAGATACTACAAGCTGTGTTAATGGCTAATGGTGCTACTAATCCAGAGTTATTCGGAATTGCTGTACCAGGTAAATTAGGTAATTCAGAACTTAGTGAATCATTTGAGATATATCAAAAGAAAGTTATTAGCTCTTACCAAAAATTAATAGAAAAGACACTTAATAAATTTGCTGTTATTAATGGTGAAGCTGCTGATATCAAGATTGATAAGTACAAAGTCATAGCTGAGATTGCTAAACAAGAAAATAATAATACTCAAAATTTAAATGATTAATTATGGCAAATGCATATGATGTAGCATTACTATCAACGGACCAATTAAAGCTCTATAGCGAGATTGAACAAAATGTAGAAGATAATACATTAACTCCAAATATTATCCGTGCACAAGAAATGGAAATCCAACAGATATTAGGTACACCACTTTATAAAGATATCCTTATTAAGTTTTCTGGTGGTACGCTGAACTCAATTGAAACTACATTGATTAGAGATTATATCTTTCCTTGTTTAGTTGAATACAGTGTTTATTACGCAATGCCTTCTATCTGGGCAAAGTTAGAAAACTCTTCAGTTGTAAATAAGACTCCAGAGAATAACCAAGTGGTTGACTTGAAGGGCTTGAAATACAGAAGAGATGACGTTAAAAACTCTGCGGAATTCTTAGCAACTAGAATAATCAACTTTTTGTGTGACCAATCTAATTCTTTTCCTCTTTATACGGCTTCGTCTAACGACTTATATCCTTCAAGGGTGGCTTATGACTCAGGAATTGTATTTAATGACACTACAAGCGTTCCTAGTGGTATCCCTGTTGATTATGGTAATCGTTGGTGGTATAGTCGCTACAGATAAATAACAATTAAAACAAATAATTAAAAAAATATGAAACAATATTTATTAAATTTACTATTAGCTACAATAGCCATATTATCTCCAATAAAGGAGGCGATGTTCACTGTTGGTGCACTTATTTTTATTGACTTAATGTTAGGTGTATACGCATCGTATAAGAATAATATAAAAATAGAGAGTAAGAAATTAAAAAATACTGTCGTGAAAACCCTTGTGTATCAAGTAGTTATTATATCAGCTTTTATATGTGAGAGTTATTTGGTAAATATAATACCGTTTCTTAAGGTCACACTTGCTTTTATTGCTATCGTTGAGTTTAAGAGTATAGCGGAAAACATGACCAAAATAACTGGTAAAGATTTCTACAGTTACATTAAAAGCTTTATCAACACTAAATTAAATCAGGTTGAGAATACTAAGCATTTGGATGATAATTTAACAAATAAAAAAAATAAAAAACAATAAATTATGTTTCAATACGTTTCAATAAAAGAAGCTATCGGGTCTAGGACCGCAGATAGGTTAGGCATAAATAACAACCCTTCGGTAATACATTACCTAAATATGGAGGCATTAGTTGATAAAGTTTTCGTGCCAGTTAGAGAGCACTTTAACACACCAATCTATATCTCAAGCTTCTACAGGTCACCTGAGTTGAATAAGGCCATTGGTGGAGCTAAAAACAGCCAACACGCTAAGGGTGAAGCAATGGATTTGGACGCTGATGTATATGGTAAGTTAAGAAACTCAGATATTGGTGATTACATTAAGGCTAACTTAGACTTCGACCAATTAATTTTTGAGTTCTGGGATAAGTCCACTACCGATTATTCTTGGGTACACGTTTCCTACAAGAAGAGTGGTAATAGAAAACAAGTTCTTGAAGCTTATAAAGACGATAACGGTAAAACTAAATACAGAAATATCTAAAAATAAAATTATTATGAAAAATATATTAAGTAAATTAACAGGTCTATTTGTAAAGGTGGACGTAAACGAAGCTGGTGAAACAATTAGTAAGTCATTAAAGACAAGAAGAGTAGTTAAATCAGGTACCACAATCGTATTAGTAGCTATCCTTGCTTACTTACTAGCAACTGGTAATATCGACATTGATACGTTCATTGAGCTATTCAAAGAAGTTGAGTAAACAAAAAAAGGACTTCCAATTGGGAGTCCTTTCTTGTAAAACACTAAAGATAGTGGAAAAGTATTGTTGGAAAAAAACCACTAAATCCGTTTAATACTTTGGAGATTTTTAGACTGGACTGAGTGATAGTCCTTCTCCACCATTTATATATTTAATGTTCACATAACAATTAACTAACAAATAATACTTAACTTCTCTTTTCTACTTTCTAGACAATCCCAGTAATCTTGTGACTCAATAACATTTGTAATTATTTCATTGAGTTGCATTAGGTAGTATTGAAGTGGTTCATCATTTCTAAACGATACACCACTTAATTCATTTTGATATAATGTTACTTCTATGTTAAGAAATTGTAAATCACCTCTAGTATTACTTTCTGGAAGTTGAAGGTCTAATATAAAGTTTGGTTTAAAATAGTCCTTTATACAATCAAAGACTTCAAGCTTAAGTTTTTTAGTTAAAATAGACTTAGTTTTAGTATTTATCGTCTGATTAAATCTTACCCAAGTTGATGAGTAAATATAAACTCCGATTGGGGTATGATTATTAATTGTTCCTATTTCGTGATTAAAGTTACCTTCGCTATATTTTTTAATTGCACCATTTCTTCTTTTTTCCATATAACAAATATAGTTATAATTATCCAAATTAACAAACTATTAGTTAACTATTTCAACTTATATTAAACTATATTTATTATTACAATTATTATTATCAATTATTATATTACATTATTCAAAAAAAAAAGATTATTAGTATTTGTTTATTATATTTATCTATAATTTATTTATCTAAATATCTATTTATATTATTATTATTATATTTATGTTTATATATATCTATTTATATAACTATTCCACCCTTCGTATACGTACTACTATATATATACATTATTAATAGATAAGAAACCTGCTGTAGGGTACTAAACAATAGGATTATTGAGATATATTAGATAAATAGTTATACTAAAAAGTAGAACAATTTCCTCTAATACTAGTAACTAAGACTTGTATATTAATAAATAAATAAGTATATTTTAGTTGGTAATGTCTAATTAATGTCTAAATAATGTCTAAATAAACATTTGTTACAACAAATGAAGCTGACCCTTATAAATACTTTTGCAGCGAAGCTGATTTGGTGATTGTTTGACTCAACCATTGTTAGACGTTCTAAGAGACTTTTAATTTGAAGTTAATAGTTTATACCAATTAAGGTAAAAAGTTGATTAGAATTGATATATACACACTTACAGGTGAAGTTGGTGATGGTTTCTTTGTTTCTTTATGTTAGCCTTCGGCTTGTTATACTCAACCAATATGATTAAATAAAAATAAGATTAGTTCAACCCTTCGGGCAATTGGACTTATTATTTCTATTTACTTAGCCTTCGGCTTGTTGGTGATTGTTTTGTTCTAAGCTACGCTTATTGTTTGACCTATACCAATACCTAAAAACTAAATAAGAGTTCATTAGACTTAAGCTATATGCCTCTACGAGGATAATTGAAGATAAGAGTATACCAACTATTGCCGTAGGTTAATTAGATAATATTGTTTAGTTCAAGATAAATTAAAAAAACAAACTAATAGTTTAAGTATTCAATTAATTATAAACTATATATAATTATCTATACCTATATATATAAATAATTAATTATATATTACTTTATTAATATTTCTTTATTAATATTTCTTTATTAATATTTCTTTATTAATTAGAATACCCCTTTTGGGTTATAGGTCTCTATCCCTTTTGGGTTATAGGTCTCTATCCCTTTTGGGTTATAGGTCTCTATCCCTTTTGGGTTAGTGGTTATATATCACCACTCCACTTACCAAGGAAAACCAGCGAAGCTATAGAAAAAGAATAATAATAATAATAATAATAATAATAATAATAATCACCAACTAATTAAAAATTAATTCACCTCATTATCAAGTAGTTATAAAATAATATCAAATTAATTTGAACTTTTACCTAACTTTTTCGTATTTATTATTGTAGTTAGTGTAACTTTTTACTGACATAATTGTTTAACTACTATAGAGATTAAGTTCTCAGCTGGGTGTTGGAGGGGATAAGCTCCCTCCAACTCTCTTCCCAGCTTAAACAATAAGAGATATAATAATAAGAGATAAAAATAAACAAAATGAAAAAACAAACACAACATTACTTCAACGTCCAAGAGTCAATTTACTCAAATCTGGAAATCAAAATTACTGATAAATTTATTTTAAGTTACATAAAATCGATACTCGATAGTACACAAAACTTTTATATGTCAGATAAGAGAATAGCTAAAAATCTTGGGTCCACAATCAAGATAATCAGAGCTTCAATTGACAGGCTCACTAAATTTAACTGGTTTAATATAACAACAAATTATAACATTAATGAAACAGGTCGAACCAGAAAAATAGAAATTGATAATGATTTACTTATTATTTTTTTATCAAATGAACCAAGTCCTGACTTTATTAAAAAAAGAGAAGCTAAAACAGAGAAAGGAAAAGCTATTTTCAATGAGTCTGAAGCTAAAATAAAAGAAGCTAAGAACCTTAAAAAGAAAAGTAAGGTAATCACACAAAAAGTAAAAGAAACTCCAGTAGAAGTAAGCATACCAACTAAAGAAGACTTAGTAGAAGTTGAACCAGAAACAATACCAACTGAAGTAGATATGATAATTAAACTAGCTAATGGTCAAGAGGTAACTATACTATCCGAAGAAAAAAAGTATTGGGATATGCTAACCATTAGAGCTAAAAGAGATTTAAAAAGTAAACATAGTCAATATGCATTCGATATAAAATTTGAAATAGAAATAGAAAACTTAAAAGTTTCATAATTAAATTTGGTATATTAAATAATTTCACTTAACTTCGTGGATATGATAAAAAAAACACTATTAGCAATCGGGATTATAATTTTAATTGCAATTACAATTTACGTAAATATAACAATCTTAACAGCAGTGAACTACCCACCCACGCCAGAGGCGATGGGATGGGCTTCAGGAGTCAGCACTTTGACTAACGTCAACAGTTCGTCCTGATTTTTAAGAGTGTGTTCCCCACTCAAATTATTTTTTAAAGCAAAA